TAGTCAAGCTGAACAATAGACCAAATGGCAGCCATGGGATTCTCCTTAACTTATGTTCAACGATGCAACAGCATGAATGGCTGTAGATGTATATACCACGTAATCAATACGGGCCACAGCAGAAACAGCAGTCGAGAGTGTTGGGGCAGTACCCCCGGCAAACTTCCAGTAGCTGCCGAACGACAAGGTACGACCACCTGTTGCATCCTGCACGACAAAGATAGAACCTGTCTGGCCCGGATCAATATTAGACGGATTGGCAAGTGTCCGGTTACCACCAAGAGTTACTGCAAAGTTCTGGGCTGTGTCGAAATCAGATGTAATTGACGTTGCATCTGTCAGGCTGGTAATTATTGCACGGGCTGACTTGGTAATTTCAAGTTGCTTGGCAGGAGCCGTTGTACCAATACCGACATTGCCGCTGCTGTCGATACGCATACGTTCAGCCATAGAAAGAGCCGAACCAGCAGCACCATTAGGCGGTGCAGTTTGTATAGCTAGTACACCGCCAGTATTTCTGAGTACCCAGCCACCCTGAGAAGCTACAGAGTTTTTCCAACCCGCATTGTAGTAAGCACCCCCAGCAAAATAATCGCCATCGCTGCTTACTACGACACCGCCGCTATCAACATTAAATTTTGCAAGAGGTGACGAAGTACCAATACCAACATTGCCGCTGCTGTTGATACGCATCTTTTCGCTGTTAGCAATGTTCCAACGGTGAGCCGTAGCACCAGAAGCGTTATTGTTTATAACGTAATCATCAGAAACCCACCCATTTGCATCAGTACGTGTTTGAATGAGTAATCCATCGTCGTGGTAAAACGAAATGTATCTGTTGCTGGTGCTAGATGATGAGCCATCAGCAATGTAAATGCTGCCAGTACCACTGGAATTTACTGTCAATGTCCCATAAGGAGAACTTGTACCAATACCGACGGTGCCGCTACTAGTAACTACAAGATCAACATTAGTCGTCGGCGTTGCGCCACGCCCAATGTAGAAGTAATCAGATGATGGATGTTTACCCGCATGGAACCACGATCCAGTTCCGTTTCTGTATGTAAAGGCTGGGAAAGTTCCGCCAAGTGCTGCAACAACATCTGTTGTGCCGCCTGTTGCAATGTCTAACTTTCCGTCAGGCGATGAAGTACCAATACCAACATTGCCGCTGCTGTCGATACGCATCTTCTCAGAACCTTCAATTTGAAGGCTTAAGAAGGTGGAACCTCCCGAAGTATTTAAAACACTGCCGCCATAACCTGCACTATACCGCCCAACATACATATAGGAAGAATTGTCTGGAGTATTTCTAATACTACCAGCAACATCTAATTTTACGGCAGGAGAATTTGTACCAATACCGACGTTACCCGTGCCGGTAATACGCATACGTTCAGTTTCATCTGTGCCAAGTATTAAGGCTCGACTAGCTGAGTTTGTGTATAGGTTTGCTCCAGAACTATTTAACGCAATACCAAAACCAAAGCCGTTACCATCTAGTGATAACTGACCATCAGCAGTTCCGGTCATGTCAATGTCAGTGTTTGCACCAGTTAAATAAATTCTTGCGTCTGTTCCTTGAATTGTTAATTTCTGAGATGGAGACGCCGTCCCAATACCGACATTGCCGCTGCTGTCGATACGCATACGCTCGGCAGCATTTGCTCTAAAACTCATCGCGTCGGTAGCGTGAGAATAGATAATACCACCAGCATCTCCGTCTGCGGAGTCACCAAAGTAGATTGCAGACGAAGAACTGCTTCCCGAACCAAATTGGAGGTAGTTGTCTCCGCTTGAATCCATAAAAACATCCGTGCCAGAAAACGGAGTTAGACCAGAAGAGCCGTCCGACACTGTAAGGCGAGAAGCGGGACTGCTGGTGCCAATACCGACGTTGCCAGAACCATCAGCATAGATAGCTTTGTCGGATGGATAGGTAACAAAGACGTCTTTCGTCCCAGCCGAAAAGTTTACAGCCGCGTCAGAGTTAGTTGACTCAAGGATCGTATCGCGTGACAGCAGGGTACCGGCGGCGGTGTACGTCCCGAGACCTACTTCCCACTCATCTGCCGTCTGATGAACGATGGCGTAATACGTCGTATTCGCATTCCCGACTGCGGCCCCAAAAGTCTGAAAACCGGAGACTGCCCCGCCAAGAGTTACAGAGCCGGTACCGGTCGTTGTCGTCTGTTCTTTGACACGATCTTTGACGACCAAAGCCATCTTTTACTCCTACGAGGACTTGATGCGGATAATTGCCGTGGCAGCAGCAGCAGCCGGGAACTGGATGGTGAAGTCACCGTTCGACGAAGACTTGTCAGCCCCGAAGTCAAAGACGGCAACAGCCTTGTTCGCATTCGTCGAGTTATAAATCAGTGCACCCCGGGCCGTGATCGTCGCCGCCGTAACTACCGCATCCGTAATTGAGACGACAGCCACGGACGAATCGACCGTGACGTCAACGCCGGTCAGGGTGACGCCACCGGCAGAATACCCGGTCCCAACGACTTCCTGCGAGGTCGTGTACGCCGTCGTCCCATCAGACAGCGAGGCAGCCGACGTGTACAGGGCAAGTTTCAGGGCATCCGTATCAAGATCGTGTTCGCCCAGCAAAATTTCTTTCTTGAAGCTGATGCAAATACCAGACGTGATAGCCATCAGGGGCCTCCGTTAATCGTGTTGGCGTTGTTAGCCTGTTGATTGTGCGGTTCCAGATCGTCACGCCGGGCACGACGGGCACGGTTCCGAAGTAGTTCAATTTCCTTAGTGTAGAGGTCAGCCCACATCTTAACAATGTCGAAGTTCTTGTTGAACAGTTCTGCCTCCACCATCGACGCATAGAAGAGGGCATTCGGTGTCTGGGACGTGTAGTAGTTCGTTGGGGTCGCCGAGGTCAGGGCCGTCGGGGGGACGACAAAAGCCAGTTCGACCGGGAACGCCGAGACAGGTGTCGGGGCAATGATGGCCGTCGTATCGTCCCAGAGGGCGTAGTACTTCGGGGTCCCGACCGACGCACGGATAGGCCAGTAGTCGGCGATGAAATCAACGTCACGCTGGAGCAGATTGATCCGGGTCCCGTTCGCCGTGATGTTCATCGAGTGGACGACGGTAAATCCGACAGGGAGGGTGACAAAGGGGTCTGACGCTACGACCTGCGAGTACTGATGGCTGGTCAGCCCGGCATCGTCAAGGTCGAGCGTCAGACGTGCCTCGGCCCGGCTGATGAACTGGTTGATCTGGTCCGCAAACTCCTGACCGTCGTTCTCCGTCGAGGCAATGATGTTAGCCCGAAGCTGTGAATATGTAAGTGCCATGGCTAATCTACCTGTCCGTTATGATACGCCGGGGATGACATATCCGGTGTCCACGACGAATCAGTTGCAGACGTATCCGCCGTCGTATCAGGACGCGGATGGTCGAGAGATGGGTCGTCAGTCGTCACCAGATTTGACATATTCTGCGGATGATTCACCCTGTTGTACGCCCCATCATAACACTCTGGGCAGACCCATACACCTACCTCGACCTCGTTCCGGAGTTCGATATACTTGCACCGGAATCCGCACCGGTCACAGATAGCATTTGATCTACGTCCTGTTGCCATCAGAGGTAACCAAGTCGGGGCAGAATCTTCATGGACGTCCGCTGCCGGTCTTCCTCAAGGGCAAAGTTGAAGGACTCCTCGTACTCCTGCTTCAGAAGGGTAATTCGTCCCGGGTCAATCCCCGGACGGCGGGTGGACATCTTGTACGCCAGACCGTCGATCAGCGGGGGGAGGAAACGGAACGGGATGTCGGCAGTCTCGACAGCAGACTTAGAGACTGTCTGGACCCGGGTCATTGCCAGAAGATTCATGGTGTAGCTATTGTCCGGGGTCGGCCAGACATACATGGTGACCCGGTCCTTCCCCCGGAGGAAGGCAAACTGTGTCGGACGGCCAGTCTGCGTCTTGTCAGGCAGCTTCATATAGTCCTGATAGGTAATCCGGTTGATCTCCAGATCGTTCGAATCTACGTTAATCGTAGTCTGAATGCTGTCGATGATGTCGGTGTCGAGGCTGTAGCTCGTCTGGCCGGAGGAGAGGAACACCTCAGAATCCTCCAGCTTCCAGAGCAGAACGCCCCGGTTCTGCCATTCGGTCATCAGCAGGTTCAGGCAGATACGGGCCGACCGGGCCTCCTCCCCGCTGATTGGCTGACCACCAATCTTCTCGAAAGCCTGTTCGATGATGTCGTCGATAGGTAGATCAAAGTTTGTAAGACCAGAACTTGCCATGCCGGTATCTCTTTCTGAAGGTCCTCAAATTATAGGCGGCTGATGACTGGTACGAAAGATGGTTAGGAGGACCGTTCCTCGACGCACTCTGCCGATGAGACAAGACCGCCGGTTGACATGACTTGGGCGATAAATACCTGACCATACATCTGACAAGTCATCTTGTCGGGAAAGTCGTGGACAGTAGACTCGACGACCAGCGACCCTGTCATAAAAGTTACCAGAAAGACCCAGACACTCATCGCCTGTACTTCTTTGTTTTACGGGCTACAGACTTTGGCTGACGGACAAACTGTTTTCCAGCCTTTGTTCCTGCCTTCTTGGCCCGGGTTGTTGCGGCGTACTCCCCGGGGGACAGCGCCTTGATAGCCTTCTCCGGGAGGTAGCGTTCCCCGGTAGCCTCCGGACCCTGAGTCGATGGCTTACCAGATTTGGTCCGCCACTTCTGCCGGGTCCAGTCCTTCAGGGATTTCTGAGACTTCTTCAGGGGCATCAGCGGTATCCCCCGCCCTTGTCCTTATACTGCTTTGCCAACATCTGGGCTTTCCGGGCAGACCACTGGCCCGGTTTACCGCCCTTACCCCCTGCCTTGATCTGCTCGAAAAGCCGCTTCCGCATTGCAGGTTTCGTGTAGTTACCCGCCTCGTTCACCCGGGACTTGGACCCGCTGGTTACCTGTTTAGGGATGTTCGATCTGCGGACAGCCATCACGCGACCAACGTATCGTTCTTGATGTAGATAATAGAGAAATTTGCCGAAATAAGATTGTTAGACCCAGACGATGATGCCCTGACCTCCAGATCAGTTTTTTCCGGAATCATCAGCGGATACTTGATGACAAAATCTGCACTGCTGCCAGAACTAATTGTTTCTTTCATCATCACACGGAATACACCGCCGAACTGACGCTGATCAATCTGGGCAACAATATACTGGTTA